GGCATCAATGGCATACAATTTTTGCGCTGCCATAAAAACTGACGGAAGCCTTTGGGCATGGGGCTATAACACCTATGGTGCGCTGGGTCTTGGCGACACCGTTAGCCGATCTAGCCCCGTACAGGTTGGGGCGTTAACTAATTGGTCTCGCTTGCCTAAAGCGCAGTTTGCATCATCATCATTTGCCCTAAAAACACCTTAAATCAGGAGATACAAAATGTTTTTTGTAAAAATAGTAAACAACGAAGTAACGCAGTGCTGGGACACACAACCCCCTAAAGGCGAGTCAGGCTGGAAGTCAGCCATTGAGGTTCGACCTGCTGTAACACCTAACCGTCAGCAGTACACCGGACACAGCTTTGACATCACCAAAGACCCAGTAGAAATTATCTGGGGTGTTCAGGATATTACTGCCGAAGACCGTAAAGGTGGGCTGCGCTCACAGGCTGCTGCTGAGTTCCAGCAAGTTGTACAAGCTGAGACCAAGAAGCAGACCGACGAGTTCCCCGCTACGCAGTATGACGCTGCTGTGGTTGACGCAGCCCGTATTGTCTTTGAGACTAAGGTCACTGCAATCAACGCAGCCACTACGCATGAGCAGTTGGATGCGCTGTGAAGTTAAACTTCTCGTATGACATGACACCGTCCAAAGCCTACATCATCCGTGTTGTGGGCAATGCAGCCTCTGAAGAAAAGGCAAAGCGGTGTGCTGTGTCATGCGAGAAGGTAGGCCAGCCCTACGAGTTCTGGGATGCTTATGATGGTCTAGCTGATGAGATCAAAGCACCAGCCCACCACAACGTCATCCTTGATTGTATTAAGGTCACCGACCACTATCTGACCCGTGGCGAAGTAGCCTGTGCGCTATCTCACATAAGCCTATGGGCGAAGTGTGTACTTGAAGACAAACCCTTGGTGATCTTAGAGCATGACTCGTTGATGCTTCAGCCGTATACCCAACACGCTGTGTTTAACTCCATCTGTTACTTAGGCTCGCACGAACAGGTTAAACTTAAATGGCATGTGTCTGCTACGCCACCACACGCGACTGAGGGTGAGAACTACCACTTCCTGTGCCGTGCTCATGCGTATGCGATAGACCCTGCTGTAGCGAAGAACCTTCTGTCTTATGTAATCAAGATGGGCATCTGTACGTCCCTAGATATGTTGATTCGGGCTGACCTGTTTCCTATTCACCAGATGGGTGTCTACGCCTACAATGTCTTTGAAAGCAGAGAAGAGACAACGATTAAGGGTCGAGCCTTAGAAGGCAGAACGACTAAACGAAACGACGGCTTAATAGTGTAAGGAATTGTATGCCCGACTCAAACATCATCGACGCATTGATCGCAGCAGCAGGTGGTGTGGTTGCCTACTTTGTGAAATCGACCCGCGACGACAACCGGGAGCAGGATCGAAAGATCGAGGCTCTCCAGCGAGAACAAGCTGCACTTCTGAGTCGAGAAGAGTTCCGTCAGGACATGCACCTTTTGCGGCAAGAGATGAACGCCAACTTCGACAAAGTGTTTAGCAAACTAGACAAAAAGGCAGACAAATGAGCGACGAGAATCCCGAGCGTTACGAATCGGCAAAAGAAGTAGCTGGTAAAGCCATAGGCCAGTACGGCTTGATGTATATCACAGCTATTGTCTTGATCGGTGTTGGCTCTAGTTATTTCCTCACTGAGTCCGCGATCACTGCTGTAATGACAATGGTCGGTGGTGCGCTTGTTGCCCTTATCAACATGATGAACGGCATCGCCGGCACTGCCGAGAAACCTGACCGCCCTGAGTTTGAGGTTATCCAGCACTTGATCGCCAAGCTGGCTGAGAAAGAGCCTCCGATGCGCGTGGATGTGGAAGATGGCAAAGTCACTGTTCGAAAAGGCGATGACATAACGACGATGAGGTCTGAATAATGCTCACCCTACTGTCAACCATCGCCAGCTTCCTGACTGGGGGCTTGCCTAAAATCCTCGACCTTTTCAAAGACCGGGGCGACAAAAAACACGAGCTGGAGATGATGCGAATCTCCATCGAGCGTGAAACCCAAATGGCCGAACGTGGCTTCGTTGCACAACAGCGCATCGAGGAGATCAGGGCAGATGCCGCAGCGGCGCAGGCGATGACCTCGGAAAGGCTGGCACTATATAAACACGACACCGACATCGGCAAAGGCGCGAGCCAGTGGGTGATTGGTCTTCGCGCCTCGGTTCGTCCGGTCATCACTTACTGCATGTTCTTTATGCTGTGCGCCATCAACCTGTTTGGCTGCTGGTATGCGGTGAAGCAAGGCGTGCCTTTTGAAGAGACACTAAGCCTTCTGTGGGACGACGAGACGCAGGCGCTGTTTGCCTCGATCATTGCGTTTTGGTTCGGGTCGCAGGCGTTTGAAAGCCGTGCGCGTCGGTGATGCAGGCAGGGCGCTAATCAAGCATTTCGAGGGCGTCCATCGTCGCCCTTACCTTTGCCCCGCATTCCTTTGGACCGTGGGTGTTGGACGAGTCCTCTATCCCGAGCAGAATAAGCTCAAGGTGCCGGAGCGGAAGCTGTATTCCCTGAAGCCCGAACACGACCGAGAATGGACCGATGCGGCAATTGATCTACTTTTTGATGCAGACCTGCTTAAGTTTGAGAGCGGTGTTCTGCGACATTGTCCTGATAGCGTTACTAGCCAAGGCCAGTTTGACGCCTTGGTTGCCTTCAGCTTTAATTGCGGCCTTGGTGCCCTTCAGGCTTCTACACTCCGTCGTCTTTACAATGCCGGGGATATAGCCGGTGCAGCAGACGAGTTTGTAAAATGGAACAAAGGCGGGGGCAGGATATTACCGGGACTGACCCGGCGCAGGCTGGCAGAGCAGGCGCTGTTTTTAACTGGGGGCTAGATGTATCTTACAAGCAACATCCCGTATTTTAAGTGCTGGGTACGCAAAGAGTTCACCAACGGCCATCAGGGCTACCACGGCGCTTGTCAGTAACGAGGAAGCCTTGGGCGCTATAACGGACTTCATCTACAACCTTGGCGCCAGCCGGTATAAGAACAGCACCCTCCGCCGCCGCTTGAACGAGCAGGATTGGGACGAGGCGCAGCTGGAGATTGGACGTTGGGTCAGGGCCGGTGGCCGCGTACTGCCCGGACTTGTCAGACGAAGAAGTGCCGAGGCCGAATTTCTGCCAAAGTCATGATGACTTGTGAAGCCTGTGTGGTAAGATTCGTTTAATTGCGGACGCTGAATCAGCATCCTTTCGTTGGCTTGTTGCCATAGTGAGGTGCTGTACGGCTTACGTGATGCAATACTCCTCCTTGCTGGAAGACCTGCGCCGATATCTGGAGCGCGGCTTTACAGAAGAGAGCGACCCCACCGTCTACGACCAGTTGCCGAGACTTGTTGCTCTTGGCGAGCGTCGTTGTGCCACCGAGCTGAAGGTTCAAGGATTTCAGCGCACGGTCTCAACGCCTCTTCAGGTTGGGGTCTCGACCCTGATGAAACCAGACCGCTGGCGCGACACGATCAGCATGTCTGTCGCTGGGTCGCCCATCTTTGCCCGGTCCTACGAGTACGTGAAGAACTACTGGCCAGACTCCGCAGTCACAGGCCCGGTTGAGTTCTATACCGACTACGACTACCAGCACTGGCTGATTGCGCCGACGCCGGCCACGGTTCAGACCCTTGAGGTCTTGTACTACGAGCTGCCACAACCTCTCGACGATGCAAACCAGCAGAACTGGCTGACGAACTACGCGCCAAATCTGCTGCTGTACGCATGTCTGCTGGAAGCTACTCCCTTCCTTAAAAACGACGAGCGCATTGCAACATGGCAGTCAATGTACGACCGTTTCGCACAAGCAACCAGCGGTCAGGATCTGCAAAAGATTCTCGACCGGACAGCAGTGAGGATTGAAGCATGACGGCGTGGACGGATACTTTCGGTGGGGCCAACATATATCCGAGCGAAATCACGTACAGCGAGATCACTCTTGCTGCCAACGTAACGCTGAATTGGCCGACAGAGGCATCTGCTTCGTCTGACTTCGTTACTAGCGTGATTGATGTAAATGCCACTGTCGGGGGTTGTGTCATCACGATGCCGGCGGCAAATGCGGCGGCACCCGGCATTACTGTGCTGTTCAACAACATCGGCGCGAACACGTTTACGGTGAGAAATGCTGGCAACACGCAGATCATCAGCTCAACCAGTGGTACGGTGTGGCAAACGTATCTCGCTGACAACTCGACAACGGCCGGCACATGGAGGTCGTTCCAGTACGGCGCATCGGTGTCTGCGGCGCAGGCATCCGGCTTGGCTGGTACTGGCCTGATCGCAATCGGCGCAGCTCTGTCGCAGACGATGCCGGTATCGAATTTCTTGGTCAATTACACTGCTGGGAATCCTGACATTGGCGTCGTGCAGAACTGGACCGGAAGCGGCACCGGCACACTGACGCTGCCAGATCCGTCTGTGGTGTACACCAGCTGGTTCATCGTTGCGAAGAACAGCGGCGGTGGCGCGCTTACAGTTACTCCCGGCGGCACCGCAACAATCGATGGGTCTTCCACGCTGACGCTGCAGCCATACGAGTCGTGCATCATCATTCAGGACGGCACTGATTTCTACACAATCGGCTTTGGACAGTCTGGCACGTTTGCGTTCGACTACACGACGATTAGTGTCGCGGGGTCTGGCACGTACACCTTGAGCGGGAGCGAACTCAACCGGATTGCGTACAATTTTACAGGCGTGCTCACCGGCAACAAGATTGTCGAGGTGCCGGCCACGATTCAGCAGTATTGGGTCACCAACTCGACCACTGGTGCGTACACACTGACAATCAAGCTGTCTGGCTCGACCGGAATTGTGATCAATCAAGGCGCTCGCGCCATCTACTACTCCAACGGTTCTGATGTGGTCAACGCAGACACGGGAGGTCTCTCCATCCCAATAAGTATTGCGAGCGGCGGCACCGGAGCTACAACGGCGTCTGCAGCTCGTACAAACCTTGGCGGTACATCGGTGGGTGTTGCGCTGTTCACTGCTGTGAACGCGCAGGCTGCACTGGCCGCACTTAGTCCCATTTCCGGCGGGACATTCTGATGGCGGTGTCAACCACACTGATTGGCTCGCAACCCGGCATAAAGCGGGACGGCACCAGTTTTGATGGCGACCACTACATCGACGGCCAATGGGTCAGGTTTCAGCGTGGAAAGCCTCGCAAGATTTGGGGCTTCCGGTCCATCAGCAAATTCCTGCAAGAGATATCCAGAGGCATAACCTGCTGGGCCGAGAATCACTACCAGTATTGCCTAAGCGGATCGGAAAACTACCTTGAGTCGTTTTCTATAGACAATGGCGGCAACGCCTCTGTTATAACTGACAGAACGCCCGGCACTTACGCTGCTGGCACAGTCACCTTTGTGTCAGGCTCAGGAGGACAGGTCACCAATGTAACAGTAAATGGCGTGACAATTACGTCAGCTTCGGTGCCATACGCGACAAGCCTCAGCGCAACAGCTGCAGCCGTTGCTGCCAACATCAACGCATATACATCAGCGCCAGACTACACGGCCGCTGCTGTCGGTCAGGTGCTGACGATAACTGCGGTCACGAAAAGCACAACGCCAAACGGATACGTTGTTGCCTCGTCCTATACCGTTATGGGACTAACCTTCACGCCGATGGCTGGTGGCGAAACTCCTCTGGATGTCTCGCCCCTGAATACGTGGATGTTCGATTACCAGTATTCGCCGAGCGATGTGAAGAACTACGTGATCGCGCACGTTGGTCAGAATCTGGAGTGCAGCTATGCCGACACGGGTGGACAGATTTTCTACGGCGAGGCTGTCAGCTCTGACAAGTTGGTGGAGATAACGCTCCCAGCCAACATGAATGCAACGGGTGGGATCGTGGTTCTGCATCCATACCTTGTTTACTACGGCAGCAACGGAATGATCGGCTGGAGTGTCCCGGGGGATCCAACAGATCTCAGCGGCTCTGGCTCTGGTCAGGCTCGACCATGGAGCCAGAAGTTTATCAAAGGGCTTCCGCTTCGTGCCGGTGGTGGCAATTCTCCTGCAGGAATCTTCTGGGCGTATGACGCAGTAATTCGCATGTCGTATGTCGGCGGGACTCCAGTGTTCAGCTTTGACGTATTGATGACCGCAAGCTCCATCATGTCGGCCAATTGCGTGATCGATTACGACGGAGTGTTCTACTGGTGCGCAGTTGATAGGTTCCTGATGTTTAACGGTGTCGTCAGAGAAATTGAGAACAATCTCAACATCAACTACTTTCTCGACAACATTCAACAAAACAGCCGTGAAAAAGTATTCGCATTCAAAGTGCCTCGCTTTGGCGAGATTTGGTGGTGCTACCCGCGAGGAGATGCGGAGGAGTGTACGCACGCGATCATCTACAACGTGCGCGAGAACACTTGGTACGACACTGAGCTGCCGAATTCCGGCCGGTCTGCAGGTATCTACAACTCGGAGCTGCTGTCACCAGTCCTGACTGGCGTTGACCAAACGGTAGACGGCTACAAAGTCTGGCTGCACGAAAGAGGGCTCGACGAGATTGATGGCCAAGACATCAATGCCATCAACTCGTATTACACCACATCAGATCTGTCGCTGCCGGCCACGCAGAGTGTGGATGCGCGTCTGCGAATCACCACAGTTGAGCCAGACTTTGTGCAGGCCGGGCCGATGACGCTGGTCGTCAGTGGGCGCGCAAACGCAAGGGCACCAGAGCAGGAAACGGCAGTGGTGACGTATCCAGAAAATGCACTCCAGACATACGAGCAAGTCGTGATGCTAAAGGCCCAGTACCGGCTTATGAATCTGACTTTCGGCAGCAATGCGCCGGGCGGCGATTATCAGGCCGGGCAGATCATTGCACACATCGACACAGGGGATCACACCAAACTGTCATGATTTCAATGACTCGACCAACAGGAATGACTTTGCAGCAATGGGCTGATCGGGTCGTGCTCGATCTGGATGCATACGGTCCGCTGCAG